TAAGCAACCAGAAGGCTCGCTCGGCCGTAAAACCTGCAGCTATAGCAGCCTTATAGCATGAATGTAAGGCAATATAATGCTGATCTAATTTACTTAATGGCTCAGCCATCTTACGCACTCTACGTCTGACAGGTTTCTTACGTTTACGTGTGTTAGCCATAATTAAATTATCGCTCACTAATTGCAATAAATAGATCATCAACACGCTTTTCCAGCCTTGTTAACTGATCCTTCATGCTAGTACCACCGTTAGGCCGTAGCTCGTTCAGCCAGCCTTTAACTAAAAAACGTAATCCGATGAGACCGCCTGATAGCACTGCGATAACGCCAGCGCCAAAGCCAGCCCATTCTGCGGGGGTCATGCTGCATCTGAACCGATGCCGTAGGCACTGTCGGATTTGTCTAAAGCCCTAGCTGCTGGCCCTGCGAGTGCTGCAACAATTACAGACAGCGCTGGGTCTAAACCTAATTCGTTACTGGCCAAGAATGTTAGTAGCGATACCAGCACACCCCTAAAGTATGATTTAAGTATTGCCTTCTGCTTCTTACTTATCTTCATATCTTGCCCCCTATTAGTGGTATATCAAATGGTGAACCATCTGTATCACCATGTTTAGTAAAACTAATGTGTATATGTTTTGTGTGTGGGTTGATGCCTTTGTATTTGCGCCATTTATAATTTAAGAGTTTAGAAGCGATGTGGTGTGAGAAGATGACGTATGATAAACGTTTATCGGTTTTAGCAACGATTCTGATTTGGTCAGCCAGATAAGCTGCGATCCCTTCGGGTGAACCCAGGCTAGAATCAATATCAATGGCTCTGACCCACCCACGCTCATCTGGATTATGATCCGATTTTCTGGCGGCATGACGACTATCGCCCACCCACCCATCAGATTTAGTGTTGCGAGACGGAAACCACGTATCAATTTGATCTCTTAACTGCACACCAGCTGCGCATAATTTAGGTTTCACTATTCCCTAAGATTGTGCTTCAACCCAAGTTAGCGTTGGTTCATCCCAATGCCAAATGCCTTCAGTGGGTTTAGGTGTTGGGGCTTGCCAATCAAAGTTCTCATCTAACGACCAAGATGGAAATGGTTGTGGTCTGATAAATACATCCGCAACTGAATCATAAAAATCACCAATACTTGCATATTGTTTTCTTATTCGGTTGTTGTAACTTGTTCGCTTTATGTTGTATCCAGTTGCTTGACTATAAAAAGTTTCAGTATCCAATCCATTTATTAGCTCTGTTTCATCAACACCAACAGTTACATTAACAACAATGTTATTTTCATCTAACCAAGCGTAATGTGCCATTATGCCCAACTCACATTTCCCGCAGTTGCAGCAGTAATTGTTGCTCTCTTATAACCACCACTTGCTGCGCTTTCAGTGCCAGTAACACCTGCACCAAAACTAATTGTTTTAGTATCTGAATATCTTAAAATAACAACGCCAGAGCCGCCTGTTCCTACTGAAACATTCCATCCAGCACCACCACCGCCACCAGTGTTTGCACTTCCATTTCCGCCAACATTAACATCACCAGCACCACCGCCTCCAGAACCAGCAGCACCACCGCTAGATGGGCCTGCACCACCTCCGCCTCCGCCATAAGTAACAGATGAACCAGTTATAGATACAGCGACACCATTACCACCTGCACCACCATTATTTGTAGTGGCATTTGCGCCAACCTGCCCTGCACCACCGCCACCACCACCTGCGTTTGCTGCGCCATTACCACCATTATTACCTTGAACTGGACTTGCAGTTCTTGTGCCGCCTGCGCCAGAGCTATAACCGCCACCGCCACCAGAACCACCAGTGTTACCATTTGTGTTTTGTTCCCGACCAGCACCGCCACCAGTTGAAGTAATTGTAGAAAATACAGAGTTACCACCATTACCTGTTACGCCACCACCAGCGCCAATAGTTACAGTGTAAGAAGTTCCTGCGCTCAAAGATAAAGCAGATTCAAGTGAGCCACCACCACCTGTCGCAGTAACAGTAGAACGTAGTCCTCCAGCACCACCTCCACCAGTGTTAGAGCCTGCGCCTCCTGCAATTACTAAATAATCAACAGCAAATTTGGGTTTACCTGTAGGAGCAAGTTGAGCAGCAATTATATTTAACATTTATTCAATAGCCCCAACTACATACCAGGCATTAGCAGCAGTTTTAATACACGCTGCAGATTTATATTGTGCAAGGGTTGGAGATGCTGCTGTTGCGCCAGCACTTAACACTGTTGTAGTGCCTGGTGTTACTGCGCTAATTGTTACTGCACCTACGCCAATATTTAACACTGTAATAACTGTACCTACTGGAAATGCAAAAGTTGCATCTGTTGGTAACTTAAATGCTACTGCTGTTGCTTTGTTCATTTGTATTAATTGTTGGTACTCATCACCACTTGCTGCTGTGTAATCTGCTGTCTTAGCAACTTGCACTGCAAAGGCTGGTAAGCCGTTAAAAATTGTACTGGTAAGAACATCACCAGTAACTACTGGAAAAGTTGGCATTTATATCTCCTTAATAAGATAATACGTTTTCGTCTATGACACCGTAATCTACGTTGCCTATTATAAACCCATCTATGACAGGTTCTAGCGTTGTAAACACCACCTTAAAGCTGTTAGGTGTGATGGTGTTGGCTACGCCAAATATCTGCAAAGTATCCTCTAGTAGTGAGCCGCCTGGCTGTGTCGTAGATACTGTTATAGGGTCAAAAAACTCTAGGCTTAAAGCGGCTACTATGCCTGTGTCGTAATTAGGCGTGTATAGGTCTAGCTCTATAGCATCGCATCGAATTGCAGTTTCAGCCCTACTTGCCACATAAGCCCTTGCATAATCTAGCGCTACTGCGTCTGTCTGCATTAGTAGGTCTTGCAGGTTATAACTGTGTATAAAGTATTTGGCAATACTGGCTGCGTTAGTTGCGGTCTGCGCTGTGCCGCCTGTCCTGGTTACTGTAGCTGAGTTAAATATAAGATCATCGTTTAATAGCCATTTTGCATTAGCATATCTAATCCCTGCACCTGCATCCTCAAATACTGTAGGCGTATCACCTATTGAGGATACGGCTGTAGCACGATCTTTGAAAACAAAGTCGCCATTAAAATCAGCGTAAAATGCACCATATTCTGAATCGGCTACGGTCTGCATAGCGTTTAATGAGGTGCGTGCTGTGCCAGGATCGGCTTGTAATGTGGTCTGACCTGCATCTATAACACGTGCAGTCGTTGGCCAAGATATAGAGTCCAAAATGTTATTTATTCTTGCACCACTTAATTGACCAGCGCTCGTGCCGCTGACTGTGCTTATCTGCGCATTCTGCGCTAGGCGCATGGCATCTACAGCTGAGATTGTGGTGTATGCGACCTCTGTGGCATCTTTAGGTTGTGTGTTTACATAGGATGTAATAAAGCCTGAAAATATAGGGTAGGTAACGTTCAGATGCGTAGCAGTTATCTGCACCTTCTTCATTGGTGTTAGCAAGCCATAGTACGGGCCAGTAACATTTGTAGGGTTAAAGTCGCCATTCTGATCTACTATGCGTAAGGTAAGTGTGCCTGTCTGAAATTGGTCTGCTAAAGCACTACGGCCTGATTGTGTTTGTATGTAATTAACTTGATTAGATACATCAACAATTACAGCTACAGCGTCGGCAAAGACGTTTACACCAATTTTACCTATATCTATTTGCATAGCCTGTGCCGTTGCAGGCCCAGTGCTTAGGTTTAAGATTACATTAACTGTAGGTACTGGCATTATTGAATAGTCCCAGCAGGTACTAACTTGTTACCATACTTTAGATTGACTCTAACTGTGTCGGCTATTAAGCTTGTTAATTCGCCTTCACTTACTATTGTGCCAGCATTTACAGGTACGTTTATAATTGTAGTAGATGAGTTGCTACCGCCAGTCGTACCTTGTGGCACTATAAAGGGGCCATCTGGTGCTATCTGATTACGGCCTCTAGCCGTTAATTCACCACTCATTGTTACTAGGGGATTAGGTCTATTGGCTAATGCGTATAAAGCACCAGCAGCTAAAGCTGCCGCTTCGGCTAATTTTCTAGCATTTTCAGCTGCCAATTTACTAGCGGCAGTAGCTTCTAATTCAGCATTGTATTTCTTAGCCAGCGCTTCATTATTATCTAATATTGCTAGCTGCGCCCTAATACGTAATTTAGTTT